AAATTTTTTTCTAACCAACCCTCCAGAAAGATATCTTAATCCTACATTTGGTTCAGGTTTAAGAGCTTTTATTTTTGAACAAATTACCACAGGTAATTTAGATGGTCTTAAAGAAAATATTCAATCACAACTATCTCGTTTCTTCCCTAATGTTAGAGTAGGTAGTTTAGATATTTTCCAAGACCCAGACTATAATACTATAACTGTATCTTTAACTTATAATGTTATAGATACTGCTATATCAGACGAAATCCAAATTGCATTCAACTAATGGCCGTAAGACGTAATATACAGTATATAAACAAGGATTTTACCGAGTTAAGAGCGAGTTTAATTAACTACGCTCGTACTTATTTCCCTACAACCTACAATGATTTTAGTCCAGCATCACCTGGTATGATGTTTATGGAAATGGCAGCCTATGTAGGTGATATTATGTCTTTCTATTTGGATAACCAGATTCAAGAGACATATTTGCAATATGCTCGTCAAACAAATAATTTGTATGAGTTAGCTTATATGTTTGGTTACAAACCAAATGTAACTCAAGTTGCCACTGTTGAATTAAGCTTTTACCAACAAGTTCCAGGTACAGTCTTAAATCAACCTGATTATAATTATGCTTTATCTATTCCAGCTAATACAACAGTAACTTCTACAGACCCAAGTAATACTACTTTCTTAATAGAAGATCCAATTGATTTTAGTGTTTCTTCTTCAGGTGACCCTACAGAAGTTACTGTGTATCAAGTCTCAAGTGGTGGTTCAGTAGTTGATTATTTCTTATTAAGAAAAATTCGTAAAGCTATTTCATCTACAGTTAATACTACTACATTTACTTTTGGTGCTCCCCAACAATTTGCTACAGTTGAAATTTCATCTCCTAATATTGTAGGTATTTTAGACATTGTAGATTCAGATGGTAATACCTGGTATGAAGTAGATTATCTAGCACAAGATACAGTATTTGATTCTATTAAGAATACTAATGTAAATGACCCTAATTTATCACAATATCAGGGTGATACCCCATATCTTTTACAATTAAAACAAGTACAAAGAAGATTTACAACTCGTTTCTTAAATAGTACCACTCTTCAATTACAATTTGGAGCTGGGACTTCAGCGGACACTGATGAGGAAATTTTACCAAACCCGGATAATGTTGGTTTAGGTTTACCATTTGAAATAGATAAACTCACAACAGCATTTGCTCCCTCAAACTTTGTATTTACTAAAACTTATGGTATTGCTCCTTCTAATACTACTTTAACCGTTAGATACTTAACAGGAGGAGGAGTTTCAGCCAATGTGCCAGCTAATACAATCACTTCGATTTTAAGCGGTACCCCTCAATTTTTAAACAATAATCTTAGTCCTAGTATAGCTAATACAGTATTTAATTCTTTAGCAGTTAATAACTTAGCGGCAGCTGATGGTGGTGGTGATGGTGATTCAGTAGAAGAAATTCGTCAGAATGCTTCTTCAAACTTTGCCACCCAATTACGTAATGTTACCCAAGATGATTACTTAGTAAGAGCTCTATCAATGCCAGCTAAATTTGGGGTTGTAGCTAAAGCATATATTGAACCAACTAAAGCTCAATCAGTAGCTTCAGGAGCAGCAGCTTCAGTACTTGATTTATATATTCTTTCATTTGATAATTCTTCTAAATTAAGAACAGCTTCAATAGCTTTAAAACAAAACTTATCTACATATCTTTCCCAATACAGAATGGTAAACGATTCTATTAACATTAAAGATGCGTTTATTATTAATATTGGAGTTAATTTTGATATTATAGTACTTCCTAATTTTAATTCAAATGAAGTGCTTACAAAATGTATTTTAGCTTTACAGGACTTCTTTGCTATTAAAAATTGGCAAATTAACGAACCTATTATTTTAAGAGATTTGTATGTTATTTTAGATGAGATTGAAGGAGTTCAAACTGTAAAAAATATAAATATATCAAATAAAGTAGACGTTAATTTAGGATATTCTGAGTTTGCATATGATATAACAGGAGCAACTATTAATAATGTAGTTTATCCTTCAATTGATCCTATGATTTTTGAAGTAAAATACCCTAACACTGATATTCAAGGTAGAGTAGTAACATTATAAGACAATGGCAGTATATAAAATTTTCCCAGAAAAAGACGCTACAATATACTCATTGTTCCCTGCTATGAATACAGGGTTAGATGAGATATTAGAAGTAGGTAATCTAAATCTTTCAACAAACACTAATCCACAAGTTTCAAGAACTTTAATTAAGTTCAATCAAGATGAAATCAACAATACTTTTACTGGTCTTGTAAAAAATTCAGATTGGACTGCTAATTTAAGATTATTTATAGCTACAGCTCAAAGTGTTGACACAGATTATGAATTAGAAATCTACCCAGTTTCAGGTTCTTGGACTATGGGAACTGGTAAATACTTAGATAATCCTATTTCAACAAATGGGGTAAGTTGGAAATGGAGAACTTTTGCTAATGGAGTTGCTTGGCCCGTTAGTGGTCTATCTCAGTATGTTACATCTTCTTATTCAGGTTCTAATACAGGAGGATGTAACTGGTATACAGGTTCTACTCATACTTTACCTGTAACCTCAAGTCAAGTATTTAATTATAGTTCTGAGAAAGATTTAAATGCTCCAGTTAAAGGAATTGTAGCTGCTTGGTATAGTAGCTCTAATGCAATTGGTAGTGCTACAAATATTATTAATGAAGGATTCTTACTTAAATGGGAGGATGCTATTGAATTTAATCCTAACCCACCTATCCAACCTGTACTTCAATACTATTCAGTAGATACTCATACAATTTATCCTCCTACTTTAGAGATAAAATGGAATGATTTTATTTTCAATACAGGTTCATCTACTCAGACAATCTTAACTGACCCTCAAGCTTATATTTCTATAATGAATAATGAAGGATTCTTTTATTCTTCTAGTATTCAACAATTTAGAGTAGATAGTCGTCCACAATTCCCACCAATTATATTCCAAACTGCTTCTATCTATACAACCAATTACTACTTACCTACAGCCTCATACTGGGCTATTAAGGATTTAGATACTAATGAATATGTAGTAAATTTTGATTCAACTTATACTAAGTTAAGTGCTGATGCTACTTCTAGCTACTTTACAGTTTATATGAATGGTTTACAACCTGAAAGATATTATACAATCCTAATTCAGACTACTATTGGGGGTACTACTAGAGTGTTTGATAGTAATTACAACTTTAAAGTTATTAATGGATAATGGCTCAACCTGTAACTTTACAAAAACAAGTCTATGATAAAACTCAATACCAAAAGGTAATTGATACTTCTTTTACTCAGCTAGTACCACCTCCATCAATATCACCTACAGCTTCAGCTTTACCTTCTGTTAGTGAATTTTTCACTTACTATAATCAGTTATTTTTTGATATACCTAAATTTGGAGAAGTAAATTCCCATGAGTATCTTATCAAGACTAGTCAAGAATACATTGGTTTATCAAACACAGTTAATGATGAAATTCAAGCATTAATTGATGAAGTCACTGAATTAAGACAAGAAAATTTAGACCTCCAACAACAATTACTTACTATAGTTCGAAATACAAGTAATGGCTAATACAGTAAATATAAATAATATCCCAGGTAATTTCTTTGAATTGCAAGACTACTCAATTCAAGATGATACTCTTATAACTAATAGTACAGTACAATCTACTTTTAATCCCTTACAAAATTATATTTCATATTTTATTTACAATTTAAATAATGAAATAATTTATTCTAATGAGGCTGGGTTTAGTGGATGGAGTTTTATTGATCAACAAGTTTATCTTGATCCTCAAACTGATCTAGAAAGAGTAGGATATACTGTAGGTAACTATAATACTTTATATACTTTTTTAAATAATGAAGCTTCTAGCTCTATATTTAATAGATTTTATATTGATGAAATCTCTTCAGATAGAACTGAAATAAGACTTAATACTACTCAGATCTTAAATAGTGATGTAGTAAGTGGGACTATAGCTTTAACTAGTAAAATACAGAATAATATAGGTACTTATTTTGATTTTTATCTTAATTTTGGTCAAAATCAATTAGTTATTGCTAATAATATTTTATTAGACAATAATGATCCTAATGACCCTACAGTTCTAATCAAACTTTATGAACCTCTTCCTATTAATTTTAATTTAAAGGATGAGTGTTGGATTGTTACTCAAGTAGCAGATCCTATTGCTTACAACATCAATATTATTGAAGTATTTGAACCTATAAGTGATTTCACTTATTTAAAAGGTCCTAATATAAATCTACAGATCAAGGACCAGATAAATAATTCAACTGCTTATACTAATTACTCTACTTTATCATCTTCATCTTACACTACAGGCTCTAATAATCTACAATACCAAATAAATAGTATTTTAGCTGAGCGTGGAGTTGAGATTAATGTTGATTATTCTGATTATAATAATTTTATATATTTTTCTTCAGCATTAACTCGCTTAGAGAATTTTTACTATAAACTTCAACTTATTGAAGAATATAGCTATAGTGCTAGTTTATCTAATTTAACTATCCCTACTCCAGCTGTTATTGTAACCAGTAAAAATATTTGGCAGGATAAAATTAATGAAATCATTACCACATTTGATGGTTATGATTACTTTCTATACTATGAATCAGGTTCAGCATCCTGGCCTAAAACTAATTCAATCTATCCTTACAATAATGCTGCTACTAATTCAGCGGCAGGTATATCCTTTATTCAAAGCCAATCAGTTGTAGCAGGTGAGTATGATGAAAATAACAACAACGCCTTAATCAATGCTATTCCTTCTTACTTAAGAGAAGATTCAGCTAATGCTCAATATGAATTGTTTATTGAGATGTTAGGTGAAATGTTTGACAATATCTGGATTTATTATCAGGATGTAACTGAAAAATGGAATGCAGATAACCGTTTACAATATGGTGTTTCTAAAGATATTGTAGCTGATGTTTTAAGAGATTTAGGTTTAAAGATATATGAGAGTAGTTTTGGCTCAGCTGATTTATATACTGCCCTATTAGGTGTTACTCCTTCAGGAAGTTTATTCCCATTCCCTTATATGACAGGTTCTTTGCCTACTCCTACAGGGTTTGAATATATTAATTCATCTATCTCAGCCTCTAACCAAGTTGTTCCTTTAGAGGATATTGAAAAAGGAACATACAAGAGATTATACCACAACTTACCAATGCTTTTAAAGAAAAAAGGTACAACAGTTGGTATACAAGATCTTATTACAACCTATGGTATTCCTTCTACTATTTTAAGAGTAGCAGAATTTGGTGGTAAAGATAAAGATGAATCCAATGATTGGGATTACTACAAACAGAGATACAATTATTGTGCTAATGCTCCTGCTAGTAAAGATAGTATAATCTTTAGATGGGAACTTAATAGTAGTTGGAACTCCCCAGATGATGTTCCTAATACTATTCAATTTAGATTTAAACTTCCATCATCTGGTTCATCAGGAGCGGTAAACAACGCTATAAATGCTCCTTCTCAAAGTTTATGGGTATTAAATGATAATACTACTTCTTATAGTGCTGTAGTTTTAGAGTATACTGGATCAGGATTTGCTACAGGATCATATTCAGGTTCTATAGTTAGTCCTTATTATCAATATGGTACTTTAAAATTTATTCCTAATTTAGCAACTCCAACTGTTTCAGCTAGTATTTATCTACCTTTCTTTGATGGGGGTTGGTGGTCAGTAATGATTTCTAGAACTGGAAGTACATATTTTAATTTTTATGCTGCTAATAGTATCTATAATGGTGATGATGGATCTACTATTGGATTTATAGGATCTAGTTCTGCTGTAACTAATGATTCTTCTTGGATTAGTTCCCCTAGTAGTAAATACTCTTATTTCCCAGGTTGGCAAAGTCCTGATACATTTGGAGGTAAAAACTATATAGGTTTTTCAGGTTCATATCAAGAAATAAGATATTATGCAACAGGCTTAAGTTCTAGTGCTTTTGAAGATTGGACTATGAACCCAGATTCAATTGAAGGAAATTCTCTTAACTCAGCTCCTGATCAATTAGCATTTAGAGCTTCTTTAGGAGGTGAACTATACACAGGTTCAGTTTCAATACATCCTAAAGTAACAGGATCTTGGGTTGCTACTTCTTCGTTTGCTGGTAATAGTGATTTTATATTAGATGGAAGTGTAACATTTATTCCAAACGTTGAAACAGTTTATCTAGATCAACCAGCAGCAGGTATTAAAAATATTGTATCAAATAAGATACAAATTGTAGACATGGATCTACCAGCAGGTAATACTCTATCTCAATACTGCTCTATCCAACAAAAAGGTTCAGGCAGCTATACCGAAAATTTAGCATATACTGAGGTAGCATTTTCTCCACAAAACGAAATCAACGATGATATTATGGATCAGCTTGGTTTCTTCAATATGGGAGAATTTATTGGTGATCCAAGACAACGTTTTACTGAGGCCGAATCATATCCAGATTTAGATGCTTTAAGAAATGCCTACTTTGAAAAATATGTTAGCAACTATGATCTAAACGACTATATTCGTTTAATTAAATTCTTTGATAATTCATTATTTAAGATGATCAAG